AATCCAAATTATTTTGAAAATTCTTTGACAGAAGAATAAAACTATGTTACAATCTTTAATAGCAAAGCGAGAGATTTATCGCTTTGACTCTAGACCAACCAGTCACAAACCAACAAGGAGATAAAAATGGCAATTAATCTAGATAAAATGAGAGAGCGCAAAGCAGCGCTCGAAGGCAAAGGCGGCGGCAACCGCGATACATTCTGGCGTCCACAAGATGGCGAACAGTGTATTCGTATTGTTCCCACTGCTGACGGCGACCCCTTCAAGGACTTCTGGTTCCACTATAATGTGGGCAACAACCCAGGGTTCCTTAGTCCGAAGAGAAACTTCGGAGAAGAGGATCCGCTAAATGATTTTGTTCGCAAGCTCTTCAATGAGGGCACCGAAGAAAGCATTAAGATGGCGAAGTCGCTTATGGCTCGTCAAAGGTTTTTCTCCCCCGTTCTCGTAAGAGGCGAGGAAGATAGAGGTGTCCGTATCTGGGGATATGGAAAGCAAGTTTATGAGCAATTGCTCAATCTTGTTCTCAACCCAGAATACGGAGATATTACCGACACGGAAACGGGCACAGATCTCGTTCTCCATTATGGTAAGCCCCCAGGAGCAAGCTTCCCACAAACGAAGCTGACTCCACGTCGTCGTTCTTCCGTTCTCTGTGATGATGCAGTAGGTGGCGATGACCGTTGCGCGGAATTGCTTGAAAACATTCCTGAATTCGATACGCTTTTTGAGCGTAAGACGCCAGAAGAAGTGGGAGCACTATTGGATGCTTATCTGCTTGGCGAAGAAGGCACCACGGAGGATACTAATACTACAACCCCTCCTCCCTCCACTGACACAGTGTCCTCTGTTGATGCTGCTTTCAACGAACTCATGGGAGCGTAATCCCCGCGCCCACAGGGAGGCACAGGGTTATCAGGTGCCTCACACCTTTACATTGGAGATTAAATGAGAATGGCGAAAGCTAAAAATACAAAAGCAGGTAAACTAAACTTATCTGATATGCGTGCTCTTATTAACAAGAGAGCAGGTCTTAATGTTGCACATGACTTGACTGAGCAAAACCCCACTGAGGTTAAAGAGTGGATCCCAACTGGTTCTCGCTGGTTAGATTCTATTATTTGTCGTGGTCAACTTTCTGGTATTCCTGTTGGTAAAGTAGTCGAGATTGCAGGTCTTGAAGCAACAGGTAAATCTTATATGGCAGCGCAGGTAGCCGCGAATGCTCAAAAGATGGGAATGGATGTTATTTATTTTGACTCTGAGTCTGCGATTGACCCCGCCTTTCTTGAGAAAGCAGGCTGTGATTTGAGCAGTCTTCTTTATGTTCAAGCAGCTTCTGTTGAATTTGTTTTAGAAACTATTGAGGATTTGCTTGCCAATAACGACAATCGTATGTTGTTTATCTGGGATTCACTGGCGTTGACACCAGCCATCTCGGATATTGAAGGAGACTTTAATCCTCAATCCTCTATGGCTGTCAAAGCTCGAATTCTTGCAAAGGGCATGTCCAAGTTAACTGTACCCATTGCAAACTCGCAGTCTACCTTTTTGGTCCTAAACCAGTTAAAATCAAACATTACTCGCTCACCCTCCGAGGCTTTGACCACACCCTTTGTCACACCAGGCGGCAAGGCTATGATTTACGCCTATTCGCTTCGCATCTGGTTGACTGGACGAAAAGCCAAGGCATCTTTTGTCACAGATGACAAGGGTTTCCGCATCGGTTCAGAAGTCAAGGTTAAACTTGAAAAGTCTCGCTTTGGAACCCAGGGGCGACAATGCAACTTCCGAATCCTTTGGGGTGATGAGATCGGTATTCAAGACGATGAGAGTTTGTTTGATGCTATCGCCGGTTCTTCTAGTCTGGTTCGCACAGGTGCTTGGTATACTCTTATGGATTCCACTGGAAATCCGTTGGGCGCAAAGTTCCAAGCAACAAAATGGACAGAGCGCATGACTGACGAGACTTTCCGTGCAAGAGTCTATGAGATTATGGACGAGGAGGTTATTTATAAATTTGATAAGCGCGAAGGAAGTGCGGCAGATTTTTATGAAGAAGATGAATAATGTATACTAATTATACGTCCAAAGAGTATAATTAAGCGATAGGAGTAGAAATGAAAAAGCTTATTACAACAGCACTATTTGGTGTTTTCTTATCAGGATGTGTGGCACATGCTCACCCGCCATCGTCACACTCACACTACCAGGCTCATAAGCCATATCTTGTAAAGGCTTGGGTTTGGTCGCCAGGATATTATCGTGCCAACGGAGTTTGGATTCGAGGGCATTGGTATGTTGATCGTGTTCAGCGATATAAATTGAATCGATATCCTCGCACTCACATTCGGTGGGTAGAGGGTCGAAGAAGACCTGTCAGACCGGATCGTCCGCATCGTTATCATCGCGGACACCGACATAAGCATCATCATCGACATCATCATCGACACCGACGATAAATAAATCGCCCCCTTCTGGGGGCATTTTTTTTAAGATAATGCTTGACAACGTTATCGTACAATGTTATATTATTATCATGCTTGAGTGGTGGAATAGGTAGACACAAGGGACTTAAAATCCCTCGCTCATCTGAGCATGCGGGTTCGATTCCCGCCTCAAGCACCATTTATATTATGAAACGACTACTTGTAATTGATGCCCTCAACTTGATGTTCCGAAACTATATCGTGAATCCAAGTTTATCTACAAACGGACAACCCATCGGAGGATTGAAAGGTTTTCTACAATCCGTCCAGAAACTTATCAGGGAAACAAAACCTGACCAAGTTGTTATCTGCTGGGATGGAGAGGGCGGTAGCCAAAGGCGCAAGTCTAAAAACAAGGGCTACAAAGAAGGGCGTAAACCCATTCGCCTTAATCGAGATATCCGTAACCTCACCGAGAATGAGGAGATCTCAAACAAGATCTGGCAGCAGACAAGACTTGTAGAGTATTTAAACGAACTGCCCATTGTACAGCTTATGTTGCCAGCCGTGGAAGCGGACGATATTATTAGTGTGGTTGTCCAACACCCAAGTTTTGCTGGTTGGCAAAAAGTTATTGTATCCTCTGACAAAGACTTCTTCCAGTTGTGCGATGGAGAGACTATCGTTTTCCGCCCCATTCAAAAACAGATCGTTAATCAGAAGTACCTTGTTGAAGAACACGGTATCCATCCAAAGAACTTTGCTCTTGCCCGTGCGATTGCTGGTGACAAGTCAGACAACCTTCCAGGCGTCGGTGGAGTTGGGCTTCCCACAATCTCTAAGCGCTTTCCTTTCTTGTCAGAGGATATGTCTTATGATATTGACACGCTAATGGAATACTCGCAAGAGCACGCAGGTAAAGTAAAGGCATATACCAATGTTCTTGAAAACCGAGAAGTGGTGGAAGAAAACTACCGCCTCATGCAACTTTACACTCCAAGCGTGAGTGTTCAAGGTAGAAACAAGATTAATTACGCCCTCGACAACTTTAAACCGGAGTTCGCAAAAACAACCATCAAGGCAATGATGATTGAAGACGGCTTTGGCGTTGTTAATTTTGTCGATATGTACGCTTGGATGAATAAGATTGTAGCAGATTCGCGAACATAAAACTATTTATTAGCATGAAACTTTATAATAAATGGAGACAAACATTCGGAAATTCAATCGACGTACAGCCGACCTCTGAACTTTTAGTCAAGAACTTTAAAAAATTTATCACAGAACAAAACAATCCAGAAGACGTGGACCTATCAAGCTTTGAATTTCACGACGAACTTAACAAAGACTTTTGGAATCAAGAGGGCGAAAGATTAGATCCAGAAATCAGGCAAAAACTTCTCGCTATTGCGAATGATTTTTGGGACTCACTGGAAGTTGGTGATACTGAATATGATGATATTACGTTCACTGGGTCTCTGGCTGCCCATAACTATTCTAAATTTTCTGATGTTGACCTGCATCTTCTTGTTGATTTTTCACAGGTGGACGACAAGGTTGATTTAGTAAGAGAATACTTCAACGCAATGAAATCAATTTGGAATCGTCTTCACGACATTCTTATTAAAGGATATGAAGTTGAAATCTATGTTCAGGATGTCAATGACCCACACGAGGCACAGGGGCTCTATTCAGTTCTTAATGACGATTGGATTAAAAAGCCTGTCCTTGACAAGCAAGACTTTGACAAGGACAATGTAAGAAAAAAAGCAACAGGTCTTATGGATCAAATTGATCGCCTTCAACCTCTCATTGACGACGGTAAATATGAAGAAGCTGAAAAGTATGCAGACAAGTTAAAAGCTAAAATTCGCAAAATGAGAAAAACGGGATTAGAAACAGTTGGTGCCTATTCCGTTGAAAACCTCGCATTCAAAGTTTTAAGAAGAAACGATTATCTTGGCAAACTCTCCGACGCAAAACGAGAGGCTTATGATAAAATGTTATCAATAAAAGAGCGCCAATTTAAATAATATACTTTACACACGGCGTAGCTGTGTTATAATACCTATGTAGTTTATAAATTAGGTGCATATTTGACCGCTCAAGATAAAG